TTTAATAGAGCATCTTTGAATAAAAAACAGATTCTAATAAGAAAGGGTATTAGAATGTGGATAGTAAAATAGAAGTTGGAAGCATATGGGGATTAGAAGATGGGATAGCACAACCTCAATATGTAGGAACAAAAGTTAAAGTGGTTTCTATTTCATATATAGAAGAATTTAATAAAAGACTTATAACGTTTATGGAAATTGAAGAAAAAGAAGAAGATACTTGGATAGATGCAGATTGGGAAGATGTTTTTTTAAATGTTTTCTTTAAATTAGACTAATTAAAACAACAGTTTTAAGATGAATAAAATTTAAAAGGAGGATTAATAAATATGGATAACAAAGTATTGATACAGTTAACGAATGGAGCAATTATTAAGGAGAAAGATACTAAATGTATTCTAAAGGCAATGTAGTAAAAGTGTGGTGCTATCAGTGTGAAAAAATAGAATATCAAGAATTTGTAGGATATTTTAATTGTTATTTTGATAATTATAAATTAAAGAAACGATGGAAATGCTCTAAGTGTGGTGTTATCAATAATTTTTAACAATTTAATTAATGGAGGAGTGAGTTATGAAAATAAAGAAAATAATTTTAGGATTAGATAACTTAGAGAATGTAGAGTTGGGTATTGGAGATGTAGGGGCTTTTTATTTAGATAATATACATGAAATTATTGGAGGATTTACTTTGAGTTATATAGGTAAATGCAAACAGGCAGATTATTTACATATACAAATACATAAACGTGTTGATGAAATTCAAAGATTGCATGATTATAAGGATATTACAAATGTAAAGATAGAATACGAAGACGGAAGTGTGGAGGATATATATGTACCTTATAAACAAGAAGGGGATTTCTTGGGTTTAGATAATCTTTATCAAACTTCTTTTATTAGTAAACAAGGTTATTTACATATAGTTATCTCTAAGGATAAAACAGTAGAAGAAGTCTTCAATGAAGAATTTGAGGATGATGAAGGGGTAGAATTTAGTTTTAATATGTATGGAATATAAAACTTAAAATGGAAGGAGATGAGCAAATATAATTAACTCTTTTAAGAAATTAATAAAGTCAAAATATATAAAAAATAACGAATCAATAAAACCATTAGAAAGAATTTTTGAATATGAAATAAAAATCAAAGAAAAAAGAATATATTTTAATTTAGAATTATTGATTTATGAAAAAAGAATTAAGATAATTAAAAAAATATTTTTAAAAGATATACTATGCCATTATCGAAGAGATATAGAACAACTCGTCATTTATGACCTGGATAAATATCTTAATATGACAGATAAAGAAATGGAGGAATATATTATAAATTTAATAAAAGATAAAATAAAAGAAGAGTATGGGGAGAATATACTTCCTGAAATACTAATGGAAAAATTTATAAAACTCGAAAGAAAAGGTTCGGTGACTGTAGACGTACGGGATTTAATAGAGGGATAATAAATAACAAGTTAAAATACAGGTTTTAAAAGGAGAATAATAAATGGAAGTTCAAGGGAAATATAACAAAGCAAAAATATTTACAGATAATGTAGATAGTACAACAATAAGTCAAATAATAAATTTATGTAATCAAAAGGAATTTAAAGAATCTAGTATAAGAATTATGCCTGATTGTCATGCTGGTAAAGGATGTACAATAGGAACGACAATGACTATAAGTAATAAAGTAGTGCCAAATCTGGTAGGGGTGGATATAGGTTGTGGAATGGCTACTATTCCATTAGAAAAATATATTAATAATATAAATTATACAAAATTAGATAAGATTATAAGAGATTATATTCCTCATGGATTTAAAATACATAATAAGTCAAGAGAAAAACTATTAAAGAATTTATTTAATATAGACATAAATAATCTTAGATGCGAGGTGAATAAAAATAGAGCATATATGTCGTTAGGAACTTTAGGTGGAGGCAATCACTTTATAGAAGTTGATAAAAGTGAAAAAGGTCAAATGTATCTTACTGTTCATACAGGTTCAAGAAATTTAGGAAAACAAATAGCTGATTATTACCAAGACAAAGCTATAAAATATTGTATTGAAAAATATAAAAAGTCATATGATGATGCAAAAGAGTTTTTAATATCTACTCTAAAAAAAGACAATAAAGAACATTTGATAAATAAATATTTGAAAGACCTTAGTGATAGAAAATTGAATAAGCCACATGATGATTTATGTTATTTAGAAAATGATTTAATGGAAGATTATTTACATGATATGAGTATAGCTCAAAAATACGCTGCTGCAAATAGAATGGTTATAATTGCGGATATATTGTTTAAATATAACAGCCTAGATGTAAATTATGACCATTTTATAAGAGATATTAAATGTGATGTTATAGAATGTATTCATAACTATATAGATATGGATAGTAAAATACTTAGAAAAGGAGCAATTTCTGCAAATAAAGATGAAACAGTAATAATTCCAGTAAACATGAGAGATGGGATTATATTAGGAAAAGGTAAAGGTAATTCTGAGTGGAATTATTCAGCACCACATGGAGCAGGAAGAATTTTATCAAGAGGAAAAGCTAAAGAAAAAATATCTTTAGATGAATTTGAAGAATCTATGAAAGAAATATTTACAACTTGTGTAGGTCAATCAACACTAGATGAAGCACCACAAGCATACAAACCTATAGAGGACATATTAAACAATATAGGAGATACTATTGAGATAATGGAGGTGTTAAAACCAGTTTATAATTTTAAAAGTAATTAAAATGAAAAATTTAATAGATGAATTTAGGAGGAAATACTAATGGGAATGTATACAGAATTTGTATGTGCGATTGAATTAAAAAAGGATACGCCAAAAGAAGTTATTAATATATTAAATAACATGATAGAAGGAGAAGATAGATATGATATTACACCACCTCACCCATTCTTTGAATGTCGTAGATGGAGATGGTTATTTATAATGGATAGTTATTCTTTCTCAGGTAGGAGCAATACGATGTTTGAGTATGACGATATAGCAAAAACATATTATTTAACTATTAGAAGTAACTTAAAAAATTATGATGATGAAATAAATAAATTTTTAAATTGGATAAAACCATATATACAAATACATTGTGAAGACGATGAATTTTTAGGATATAGTCGATATGAAGAATGTCGTAATCCAGAATTAATTTATTATAATGAAATACAATAAAATCTTAATTTTAAATGGAGGTACATATGAAATTTGAAGATAACATGATTAAATCTTTTAGAGAGGTTAGAGTTGGAGACATTATACTTGCAGGTAATAACAAGTATTTAATAATATCAATATTAAATTATTTTGGATATGTGAACTTAGATACTGGTGATTGTAGTTCTGGCTTTAGATCAATTGAAGAATTAATGAAACAATTCGATAAACAAACACGATTTATTCAAAATGATAGATTTAAATTAATACTAGATTAATATAACATAAAATTTTATTTTTATAAGAAAGGTAAATTGAATATGTGTAAGTTTTGTGAAAGTATAATTGATAATACAAAAGATATACTTTTAACCTCAAGAAGTAGATTATTAGAAGACAATACATGTGAAATTATAGCAGAAGATAATTGTAATAATTGTTATGATGGATGTTATGAATATTTCAAACTAAACGGATATAAAATCAGGGGAAATACATATGTTAATGTCGACTACTACAAAAAAATTAGAAAAATAATAATTGCTCCATGTTCAGAATCAGTACATATAAACTATTGTCCATATTGTGGTAAACAAGTTTCTAAAGATATAAAAGATTTTAATTGTATTCCTGAGCATATAGTAGATGTTAGATATAAAAATGGTGATGTATATGATTATGATATGGAAAAGTCTGTACAAGAAGTCATGGATAATGCAAATAATAATTAAATAAAATGATACTTTTAATAGGGGATAAATATGAATCTTTGGTCTAAAATTGAAGAACCAGTGATGAGAGCAGTAAGTGGAATAGTATTTAATATATGGGGAAATGTTTGTTTTTCCATATATTACATAGAAGAAAATAAACAAATAGAGTTAGAAATATATGATAGACCTTATAGATATGAAGGTAAAAAAAATAGTTGTTGAGAAGTTATTTGATTACAAGTTAATAAATGCAGATTATAAAGAAATACATGATATTGTTTCTATGATAGAAAGATTTTTACTAGAAAATTATTAAAAGGAGATATTTAAAATGAATAAAGGAATTAAAAACTATATAACAGCAGTGAATTACTTACTTGATAATTTAGAGTATATGATGGAGGATGACGAATTTAATAATGAAAAGTTACAGAAAAGAATTGATGTAATTAGAAAATTTGAAAGAGAATTATAAGATGGGAAAAATAAAAAATGGAGAAATAGATACTGAAGATTATAGGCTTTTTAAAAACATTCAAAAAGAAAAAGATAGAGTATATAGTAAGTACATTAATGAAGAATACATAATGGAAGAATTCATAAACTACTTAAGATTGGAAGATAAAGATTATACTACAGAAATATTAGAAAGATATGCACGATATATTGATGAAAATTTAGACAATCGTTGTCCATATTGTGTATATAATATTTGTAGTGAACATGATAATTGTTTTGATGGAATACTTGAAAATTTAAAAGAAAAAATTAAAATAAAATAAATATTTTAACAGGAGAAAAATAATTATGAAATTAATAAATGGGGATAGATGTAGTGGAAAAACTACTACATTAATAAAGTATGCTTATGAAAATAATGCACTTATATTATGTTATTCGTGTGGAAATTTGAACTATATAATTGAAAAAGCAAAGGAATTGAAACTAGATATAATTATACCAAGAGTATTTAAAACTTATATAGAGTCTAATCATAAAATAGAATATATGAAAACTATAAATGGAAATATTATCAACGATACTTCTAATATAAGATTAGTTATAGATGAAATAGATTGTTGTTTGGAATCTATTATTAGAGAAGGTATAGATTGCGTCACTGGAACAATTCAAATAGAAAATTTAAATAATCATATCTAATAAATTTGTTTATTACATATCAAAAAATTCTAAGTGTTCTTATTTACAATTCAATTAAAACTAAAGGAGTGAAATTATATTGAAAAAAATTTTATTAATAGGTGCATTAGGAACAATGTTAATAGGAATGTCTGGATGTACAGGAATACAAAGCTCAATGAAAGATGCTGAAAGTGATGTATCAGGTCTTAATAGAGTTGTAAATGTATATTCAGATAATGGCGAGGTATTAAAAACATATACAAGTAAAAGTATGAGAGTCAAAGATGGAGATGGTGGCACTATAACACTAGATTTTGATGGTAAGAGGGTGATTATATGTAATGCTCATGTAGTAATAGAAGAAAATCAATCTAACAAATAAAGGAGAACTAAATGTTTAAAGTCTTAAAAACAATTCTTATAATAATTTGGGTAGTAGATATTTTAAACTTCCCACAATTTCAATTCTTAGATACAACATATCCAATCAATACCTTAGCATGGTTGCTAATCTGGATTCTTATACCATCAAGTAGTATATATATTGATAAAAAAGAATAAAGAAGGGAGTATTAGTTTGATTTTAAATATTGGTGCAATTTTTAATTTATGGTGTATGTTAGCTAATTATTTATGGGGAAGTACTAGTGGAATGATACTTAATGGATTTTGTCTTATAGCATTACTATTATTGGATAATAACTTAGATTAAAAGTATTATTTTAAGGAGATTAAAAGATGAAAATAACAATATCAATTGAAGAAGCAATGGATATTATTAAACAACACTATGAGAATAAAGGAATTGAAATCAAAGACTTAAGTTTTAATTTAGAAAAAACTGGAATGGTTAGAAATATTAAATTTAAGGGAGAAATAATACTTAAGTAGGAGATATTTATATTTGTTAAAAAAAAGGGGAAGATATTTATAAGTAGTACAAATAGAAGTGATGCTAGAAGTTTCCATATAAGTGATTATTATAGAACTCCAATTACTAAAATCAAAGAGTTTTTAACTGAGTTCAGTAGATATGAAAATATACTCAATTTAAATATAAAAATATTAGACCCATGTGCAGGTGGAGATAATACAAATCCAATGAGCTATCCAACTGCAATCCAAGAATTTTCAAATCAAGAAATTTCAATAGATACAGTAGATATAAGAGATGATTCAAGAGCAAATATAAAGCAAGATTATTTAAAGTTTCAGCCAAAAGAAAAATACGATGTAATTATTACTAATCCTCCCTTTAATTTAAGCTTGGATATAATTAATAAAGCTTTAAATGATGTAAGAGAAGGTGGTTTCGTTATTATGCTGCTAAGATTAAATTATCTTGGAGGAAAAGTAAGACAAAGACTGTGGGGAAATAATATGCCTAAATACATATTTGTTCACAACAAAAGAATGAGTTTTACAGATGATAAAAAGACAGATAGCATAGAATATGCTCATTTTGTATGGCAGAAGGGGTATAATCCAAAATTTTCTCAGTTAAAAGTATTAATAAGTCAATGAAATAGAGGTGTAAAGTGAAAGTTAAATACGTTGTATTTGAATGGGAGATTACATCAAAAAATGATGGCCAAAAACATTTTATAAATTTTAGAGATTTAATTAAATTATATGGAGTGCCGCTAAGAGAATGTATAAGAGCAAAGGATTATTACGAGAGAGATGGTTTAGACCTTAAAGATATAAAATTTCTATATCCAAGGGATGATGGAAAATATAAACTATAAAATCATGGTTTTAAATGATTATAAAATGTCAGTTTTAAAGGGGGCTAATCATATATGGATATTAAGATAGATATGTGTTTATTAGAGATGGAAATAAATAGAAGAAGATGTGAGTATGCTGCCAGAACAGGAAGATATCCTAATTCTCTTATTTTGTGGGAAGGTTACTATAGCCTTCTTAATATCCAATATATAGAGGATAAAACAAGAGGATATATTACTAAATTTAATGACATGGATGTTATAAAATGTAATGACTTTTTAAAAATAGAATTATTTGAAAAGAATATTAATAATTAAAATTTGTTTTTTAAGTTGAGGTGATGAGTTGAGATATAATAATTATCATAGTCATAAAATTTATTCAAATATAAGGTCGTTAGATGTAATTACTAAACCACAACAATATATAGATAGAGCAATAAAACTAGGTCAAAATACATATTTTACGACAGAACATGGATATCAAGGAAATGTATATGAGGCAAAAACTTTATGTGATGAATATAAATTAAAAATGATTATTGGAGCAGAATTTTACTATGTAAATGATATAAATGAGAAAGATAGAGGAAATTATCATTTAATAGTAATCGCTAAAAATAATGATGGTTACAAGCAAATAAATAAAGCTTTAAGTTTAGCTAATAAAAATGGATATTACTATAAACCAAGAATAGATGAAAAAATATTATTTGAGATATTTAAACCAGGGGATGTAGTTATTACTACTGCATGTGTAGCTGGAATATTAAAACTTGAGAATAGAGAAGAATTAATACTAAAACTAAAGAATTATTTTAAAAATAATTTCTTTCTTGAAGTACAATCTCATCCTCATAAAACTCAAGCTTTGCACAATAAGGATGTTTTAGAATTAAGCAACAAATATAATATAGATATAATACACGCCAATGACAGTCATTATATTTATCCAGAAGAATCAAAATATAGAACTAAATTTCTTAAAGCTAAAGGTATAAATTATCCTGAAGAAGACGGTTTTATTTTAGATTATCCAAATTCAGAGGATATATTTAAAAGATATGAAAAACAAAATGTATTAACAAAGCAAGAAGTTGAAAGAGCATTAAAAAATACTCTAATATTTGATGAGTGTGAAGAAATCACCTTAATAAATGATGATATAAAATTACCATCAATATCTAAAAATCCAAATAAAGAACTGAAAGAAATATTAAATAAAGAATGGTTAGAGAAAAGAAAAAATATCCCTAAAAATAGATGGAATGAATACTTAGATGCTATAAGGTATGAATTTGATATTATAGAGAAAACTCATATGGAGGATTACTTTATTATAGATTATAAAATAGTTCAAAGAGCAAAACAAGAATATAATGGTCTTCTTACTAAAACAGGGAGAGGTTCAGCACCTTCATTTATAATAACTAATCTTTTAGGGCTTACTGAAATAGATAGATTAAATGCTCCGGTACCATTATTCCCTACTAGATTTATGAGTGTTGAAAGAATACTATCAGCAAAATCTTTGCCAGATATAGATTTAAATGCTGAAGATGCTGAACCATTTATACAAGCAACTAGAGATTTATTAGGAGAAGAAAATTGTGCATGGATGATAAGTTATAAGCCATTACAAGATGCTTCAGCTTTTAGGCTATGGTGTAAAGCAAATGATATGAAACTATCTGAGTATGATGAAGTAGCTAAAAACTTAGATAAATACACAAATGATGTTTTTTGGAAAGATGTAATAAAGGAATCAAAGGTATTTGTAGGAGTAGTAGAAAGTGTTTCTTTCTCACCATGCTCTATGCTTATATATGATAGACCAATTGATGAAGAAGTAGGATTATTAAAAACTAAGGATGGGGTATGTTGTAATATAGATGGATATTATTGTGATAAGTATAAATATTTAAAAAATGATTATTTAACAGTGAAAGTATGGTCATTAATAAGAAAAACTTGTGAATTAGCAAATATTAGTATTCCTACAATTGAAGAACTAAACATCTTATTAGATGCTAAAACCTATGATATATATAAGGACAAATTAACTTGCACTATAAATCAGGTAGATTCAGACTATGCTACAAACCTGGCATCTAAATACAAAATATCTAGTGTGGCGGAAACAAGTGCATTTGTAGCTAGTATCAGACCAGGATTTGCATCTTTATTAGACAATTTTATTAACAGAGAGTCATATACAACTAACGTTAAAGAACTAGATATATTATTAGAAGATAGTTATCATTATCTTATGTATCAAGAATCAATAATGAAATATTTAATATGGTTAGGAATAGAGGAATCTGAGAGTTATGATATTATAAATAAGATTAAAAAAAAGAGATTTAAGGAAAAAGAGTTGAAAGAATTTCATATCAAACTAAAAAATAACTGGATTAAAAAAGTCGGAACTGAAAATAATTTTGAAGATACATGGCAAGTTGTAAACGATGCTGCCTCATATTCCTTTAATGCTTCACATAGTCTTTCATATGCATATGACAGCTTATACTGTGCATACCTTAAGTCACATTATCCATTGGAATATTATACTGTAGC